ACTATTGTAACTTCTGCCCAAGTACCAAATCCTGCTGCCTGTGCTGCTGTAGCTTGAGCATCCATAAAGTCATAAACTTCTTCTTGGATATTAATTTTGTTTTGGCGCATTAATTCAGCTGCGTTATCTCTTAAGCCTTTATTATTAACACTATTTGATGAGAATGTATTAACAGGTTTTGTTGAATCTTTAGCATAATGCCAACCCATATCAAAGTCGACTGTTCTAGTATTATCTGCACTAGCAACTGTCACACCTGATTGCGTTGCGCCATTTAGTACAACATCATCAGTTAAGTTAAATTGCGAACTAGCAGCAACGTCAGCACCTGCTGGATTGTAACCATCACTGTATCTAACATTCACAGTAGTTGAATTTGTTATATTTTCTAATATTGTAGCTCTAACGCCAGTATTACTGTCAATAAACGAAATAGTTCTATCAATAATATTAATACTAGCATCACCGCTTAATAAGTTAGATTCGATGTCGCCTTTAGCATCTTTCAATGATTGTACTGACCAAGCAACACTTGGCTGAGTCGGTGAACCTAATGTACTGTCACTTTGATTAGTAACGGCTGTTTCAATAATTGCAAGATTTGTACTTGCATCTGAACCTTCAGTTGCTGATGCATTTGCACCTGATGTAGTTTGAGTTAAATTGTTACCAGTGGCTCTTGATATTGCTACGCCAGTTAAGACATCACTTATAACGCTTTGTAAATGATCAACACCTTTAATTACAACTGCTTGTTGAGCAGCACTAAGATTTATTGTTCCACCTGTAGGCGAACCACCTGTAAAATATAATCTTGCTTGTGTTGTAGTAGCGTCATTGCCACCGTACAAAATATCATATGTTAAGGCGTCAATCCAAAATCCAGTATGTAGTTCAAGTAGATTGCTATCCCATCCTGCCGGAGGACTACCAGGACTATAATCATTAGTTATGTGAAATTTTACTTCGTTCTTTAAGAATGTTCTGTTAGCTTGTAGTTTATCTCTTGCTGCTACTTTGTTTGAGTCAAAACTTGCATCATCTGGAAATATTAACGCATTAGCAGAATCTTCTGTATCTTGATTACCGTTTTCAATAATGTCAAGTACTTCATTAAAATATCTATTTGATAATGAAAGTGCAGTTGAATTATCAGCAACTTCAGTAAGTTGAGCAACTAAGTTTCTAGCAAAACCAACGGCTGCTAATTCTTGTTGTAACTGGCTAGACTGTACTACTGCGCCACTTGCTCTTTGATATGCTAAACCTTGTGTTACAGAATTATAGTTTGTACCTAATGTAATATCAAAACCTGCTTGTGTTAAAATATAATCAAGGTCTCGTCTACATTTTGCTTCATTATATGAGAACGTATTTGCTTGTGTAAGAACATCTCCTGCATATGCAGTAAGTGAACCACCAGTGAGTGTAAGAGTAGCTTCGCCTTCAAATGTTACTGTGTTATCGTGTAGTGTTAAACCGTCAAAATATTTGTCACGATAGAAATACGTATTTGCCCATTTAGACTGTGATACACGATTCTTTGGACGTATAATTGCACGTCTCATTTCGTCGCCTAAAATAGAAACTTGTGAACTTACTTTGATTGGATAGTCTTCTTCGTATATTCCTGATTCTATACGTATTGTAATCTGCTTTTCACTAACTCGGTTACCAAATTCAAGTATATCACCAAGTGCGTCTGAAACGTTTACATTTTGTATAGAACGTCCTGCTCCGTCAACTAAAAATTCAATTGGTTCTTCTAGTATTAATTCTATTATATCAGTTTCTTCACCGTTGATTATTTCGTTTGTTGTGTTATCATAACTTACAATTCTACCAAGTGCATCACTGTTTATACCATTAACAACTTTACCAGGAACTAAGTCAGTGTTTAATGGCTTACCTTGCCATACACTATCAAGACCACCTTTAGATATTTTCAGTAAGTATGGTGCACCTTCATTTAAATCAATACCTTCAAATGCTGGTAGTCCGTCAGTCATAATACTAACAATGTTTGCAACCAAGCCATTTAAACGATCAATTGATGCACTCGGAGCATCAATTTGACCAACATCTCGATACTGTGTATAGTCAGTGTTTAATACTGTAGGATATACATCATTAGTAAGTACATAACTTGCTAAAAGTTCTTTCGCTTTGTTAATTGTTGCAACTGTTTGATCTAACTGTGCTGTTACTGCAAGTCTTCCACTTGAGTTACTGTAATATCTAATACCAGCATTTCTTGATAATTTATTCGCTGTTGTTCCAGAAATTGTATCTAATCTTACAGCGTTAATAATTAATCTTAAATCTCTTGCACACGTTTCTTCGTTGTATGCAAAGTTTTTCCAAATGTATTCTGGATCGCTTGGTGTAAGTGTAAGGTCGGCATTTGCAGCCGCTATCTGAGATGATACCCAAGCAATAGTTTCTGCAACAACAAAGTCTAAGTTGTTGTTTATTAATAAATTAAATTTTTCAGTTGTTGCGCCGTAATCTGCTTTTAGTGCTGCATCAAAATCAGCTGATAAAACTTTTGAGTTTTGAAGATTAGTTTCATTAGATCCATACTGGATAGTTTGCATATATGGACCAGGTTCAACTCTACTTGCAATAACAATTTCTTCTGCTTTACGTGCAGCCGCATTAACTGTACGGTATGCATATGCTAGTGAACGTCCTTCTTTACCTGGAGGAGTACTTGCTTGTGTGTCGTCACCTGATGTGCTAACAAATATATTAATATTTGATGCAAAACTTGTGTTGTCTACATAAAATTTAGTAGCAGCTTGTAAATCTTCTAAACCATTTGGAGTACCAACGCCTGCAAGCTCACCTGGATGATCGTGCAAATATAGTGCGCCTTCCATTTCGTCACCTTGACGACGAACTGCACTTTCTCTCGGAATTGCTTCATTGGCTAAGAATGTGCCTGGCAAAAGATCTGGTTGATAATAAAAGTCTGCGAGTGTTTGTGTTCCAGTACCGCCAGCTGCTGTTATTGCGCCAGTACCAGCTTTAGCATCAGCTTCTGTAGGATGTAAACTTAGTGTTGTACTGTCAACAATTCTTATAAAAAATTTGCTATCTGGAAAATCATTAACGTCATTTAATGTTCTACTTGGTGTTACACTAGTATCTACTGCACTAGTTCCAGTTGTAGCATATGTAAATGGAGCACCGTTTCCTGATGTATCTAAACCGTGTCCTTGGCCTGATACAAGAATTCCGTCTTGATATCTATCGTTGATAACTATTCTACCAGAAGCATCAAAATTAGCAATAGTATAAGAATAATCTTCTACATTTACTTCGTCTTCTGTACGAACACGTAATTGAGAACCTGTACCTGATCCTGTAGATTTTAAATAAGTTTGGTCAGCAAACCCTTTGTCAATAAGAACATCGTCTTCGGTAAACCCATCATCACTAGCTAAAGCGGCCCACTGTGAAGGATTAGCAGTATTATAAGCAATTTTTCCACCTAAGTTTAAGTTTGCTCCGAGTGTTGGGTTTGGATCGCTTGAAAGAGAACTTTTTACAGATTTAACAACAATTACTGGACGTCCGTCATTATCTACTCTACTAACATCAAATTCAATACTGTCATCAATAGCTGGATTAACAAAACTATCACTAACAAGTCTAAAAAATTCTAATTCACTACCTTGTGTGTCATTATTAATACCTGCTAATACTGGAGCTGAGTTTGTACTTGGAAAGTTTTCAAAACTGTCAATTGCAATACCACTTAAATCAGTAAGTCCAATCTGTCCGCCTTCGCCAATTACAGCATATAGTTCGTTAAAGTTTTCATTTGTTTTACGAAACGACTCGCGTATACTATCGCCTGTACCGTCGTTACCTTCTACACCAATGTTAATATCTTGTTTTGCCATTTATATACACTCCAAATAAGGCTTATTTTATCTCTGTAATTAGATCGTTTTCAGCTTCTGCAACTTTGTCCATATCAATATTGATACTTACTCCGCATCCGCAACTACTTTTAGACATAGGATTGTCAATTTCAAACTGTGATCCGATAATGGAAGTTTTATAATCGATTGTAGAACCCATTATATAGAGTAAACTCATTGGTTCTACAGCAAAATTACCTGTTCCTGCTTCAACTATTGTTGAGTTTTTGTCTAACTCTTCAGCTGTTTTAACAACGTCCCAGTCATATTCAAACCCTGCACAACCGCCACCTTTCATCCCTAACGTAACAGCATAGACCTCGTTAGTGGTACATAAAGTTTCAATTTGTGTTTTTGCAGCTTGAGTAAGTTCGATCATAGTCAACTCCTTTGTATTATTTATCGTATGTTTTTATAAACTTAATGTAAATACTTATATGTTCATAAGAGAATATTCATTAAAGACGATACACACACGTTGTAGTAAAATCGGCAAGGAACACACATACCACCGTGAGTCTACAGTGGTTGTAATGCGTTGTGATAATTGTAATACTGAGTTTGAACGTTCTAGAAGTAAAATGGATCCTAAACGTATATCAAATAACTACTTTCACGTATGTAAGAACTGTGATAGTAAGAAATTTGCACAAAAGATGGGTGTTACTAAGAAGCAGATATGGGATATGCCTGCTTCTAGTAACTTAGATATTAGTAAACTTTAGTCTTCTCTTTTGTAGATAGTCCAAGCGCCGTATGCAATAGCACCATATGCTACAATACTTGCGATTGGTTTAAAGATTAAAAACGCAATTCCTGCGCCGATTAGCACTGCACCGTCTAGTGAAGTTCTTTCGCTAAGTCTATCCATAATAAATTTTTTCATATTATACTCCTTTTATTTCTTTAGGCCATCGCTAGTAATATTAGCAACAGTTTTCATTGAACGAGGGGCTGCTTTAAATGATGTATCTGGCTTCAAAAGACTTTTTGCTGAGATAGCACGTTGTTTATCGGCTCTTAATCCTGTTACTTTATCTAATTTTAAACTACCTGAGAATATCGGTGTTGTTAAATTTCTAGCCATTTTTATCTCCTATGTTATATGTATTTATTAAATAATTGTTCCTATAGGAGAAAAAATATGTTAAATTGGTTTAAACGTATTTTAGGCTATGGTTCAGTTCCAGAAGTTATTGAAACAGTATTGGCACCGGAAGCAAAGTCTAAAACACAAACTAAGAAGAAAGCAACAACTAAGAAAGCTTCAACTAAGAAGAAAACAACAGGTAGTTGCGATTTTGATAAATTGAATAAAGCTCAGCTTTTAAAAGAAGCTAAGAAGCGTGGTGTTAAAGCCAATGCAAGTCTTACTAAAGCAGAAATTTTAAGTAGAGTTAAGAGCGCGAAATAACGTTCTTTAACTGTTCAATTGCAGATTCACAGCGAGTCAGCTTACGCTCTAATGTAGTAATAGCGGCTCGCTGTTTTCTTGACTGCTCTTCCAAACTAGTTACATACTGAAGTGACGGTACCTCTTGTTGAGTACCATCTTCACCAAGCATAGTAAAACGATCAACACCTTGTGCTTTTAGTCCGCCTGTAACTCTGTTAGGATTCTTATCCGATGCAGGCGATGTGTTCTTGGACTGACGCCCGTACATTTTGTTTAAATAGCTCATAGTGTTCTAACTCCTCTTTGTATTTATATAGGTCAATGCTTGCAAGATTCTTACACTTGCTCTCGCACATAATATCTGCATAAGGTAGAAATGATAGTGCATAGTCGTTAACAAGTTGGTTAGGATAGTAGTCACTGTGCGCTCGTAGTTTTGCTTTCTTGTGTCCTGCTTCTAGTAGTGCTGGAAAGTCTGGCATTGTGTCGTGTGCAAAGCCTTCGGGTAGTGCTGTATCTCTGCTGTAAGAATAATGTATTGCAGGACGCACACCACGCCAGCTATCTATTACGCGAGCAAATCTATCGTCGGTGGGCTGTATGTATTCACCTTCACGGCACCAGTGATGGTGTATGTCAAGAACCAATGCAAGGTCGTCTGCAAGTTCGAGGCTGCTGTCGATGCCCCACTTGTTCTCGTCGTTCTCGATTGTGATAACATTTCTCGCTTCTGGCGTGAGTCTCTTGAGTGCGGCTTTGATACCGGCTGGACCATTGCGGCCTGATATGTGTACATTGCATTTAAAGTCTTGGAAGGTCTTGCCGTATCCCATCCAGCGTATGACATCGGTGTGATATTCAAATTCTTCTATACTCCGTTCTACTATTTCTTCACTATCCGAAGCAAGGACTGTAAATTGGCCTGGGTGCATCGAGAGTCTAACATCGAGTGCTCTTGCCGTTGCGCCGACTTCTGCAAACGCTCTTTCACAGTAAGCCACAACATCAGGCTTACGCCAATAATAACACCAATCGCGCTGGGTATAAACAGGAAGTACATCAGAACCAAGCCGTACCATCCGTAGTTCATTTGGAAGACTTCCAACATATTCAATTAACCTTTTGTATGACGCAATGTTGTGAACCATTAAGTCCCACAAGCGTTCTTCAGCAACATCACGTGTCTGTTTGTTAAGCCACTGTACTGTTGTGCTACGAGTATTTAGTGGCCGTTGAATTTCTTCTAGTAGTTTCTTCTTCTGTGTTTGGTCTGGATGCATATACTTGCAAGCAAAGCCAATACGTTGCTGTTGTGATTTCACATAGTCTCCTGCTGTTGTAAATTTAAGATCCATAGTTTATTATACACTCTTTATTTCCAGTTGTCAACTACCCATTT